AGCTTGTAGCTGCTTTTCGCGTTCCATGTTCTCTGCCATCTTGACCGCGTACCCGATGGGGTCTTGGTCTTTTAAGGCAGTCAGGTCTTCCGCAGGTTGTGTCAACATCTGTTCGATGACTTGCAACCGTTGGGCATAGGTGTCCCGCAATTTGGCGGCTTCATCTATCCTAGCGCGTTCGGATTCGACTGCCTTACGCTGTTCGGCTAGATTCTGCGTCTTTTTGGTGTAGTCAGATGTGCGTGAGTAGCCCTTAATCAGTTCGTCTAAGTCCACGTCCAGTTCTTCGTTGTCAACCTTGACCCGAAACCTTTGTGGTGCTTCGACTTCTTCTTGGACTTCTTCGCCTTCCGCTTCCTCGTAGGCTTGTACTTCTACCTGCTCGGTTTCTTCCTGTGCTAGTTCCTCGGCTTGGCCTTCCGGCTGCTCTGGCTCCAACATCCCGAAGATTTTGGCGGCTGCATTGTCTACTGTTTGCGCACTCCCTTGCGGGTTGGTGTCTTCCATTTGGAACTCCTACTGTGGTTAAAAAACCATAAACTTGCGTTTCTTGTCTATCTCCTTATTGGTGGCGATGGACTTGAGTGACGCAATAAATTCTTCTAGCCCCTTGAGTTTTAGACGCTCGCGTTCACGAACATCCACATCCTCGTCAGAACTATCTAAGATGTTGTTAATATACATCAGCCGTTGCTTTTCCACAACAGCCATAAAAAACTCGTCGTTCAGGAAGGCTATCGCCCGTTCTGTTTCGTTCAACCAGGTATCTCCACGTTTCCTGTAATCTGTGCCCCGACCTTGGCGGCCTTAAGCTGTGCCTCGGCTTGGAACTCTGCCGTCTTGAGTTGCAACTGGGCGGCAGCCTTCTCTCGCTCCAACTGAATGTCTGCGGCGGCTTTCTCGCGCTGTAACTGGATGTCTGCCTGTGCCTTGGCTTGCTGAACCTGAATGTCCGCTTGCGCCTTTGCCTGAGTGACCTGCATCTGGGCTTGCGCCTGTTGCATCAGGGCGGCAGTAGCAGGGTCAGGCTGTGGCTGTTGGGGTTGTAGAAGTTGCTGTTCCATCTCCGGCGTAATCTCGCGGAAGAACTCAGATGTGTCCTTGAACCCTGCGGACTCGATGAACCTTCCAAGCGTGTTGCTGTACTGGCTTGGCGAGACTAGCGGGTTGGCTATGCCCATCTGGGACATAATCTGCTCCTGCTTTTGCAGGATTGCGGCCACCATCGCCATCTGTTGCTCACGGTTGCCCGTACCCAGACCGACGTTTACCGTCAGGTCGTACTCGTTGCTCCACTCGCGGGGGTCGATAGCCACGAACTTGCCACGCATCCGCACAATCCGTTCCTTGTCCTGATACTTGCAGACAAGGTGCAGGATGGACTTGAACAGGTCTTTTACCCCCGTCTCGGCAAATATCCTAGCAATCAACTCAACCTTTGCGGCTCCTGCGTTCTGAACCATCGCCACCGCTGTCGCGGTAGTGTTTTGCAGGATGTTGGGGTCTAAGCCCTGAGAAGCCTGTGTAACGCCTGTGCGCTTCTGCTGTATCTCGTCCATGTAGGCAAGCATGGGGAAGGCTTGTCCGGCCACCAGAGGCACTTGTAGGGGCGTTATAGCGGCGTTGTTCTTGACCCTTACGATACCGCCTGGGGTGACCGTCAGCATATCATCTAGGTTTACCTGCCCATCGACCACGGCCATCCGCGCATTGTTGGAGAGGTACAGGTTATCCAACATCTGACGTGTAATTGTGGTCTTAATCTTCTGGATGTCCACCACGCGGTCAGCCAAGCTGTGCCCGAAGAACTTGTGGGGCATGGGGATTGGGCAAATGGAGCAAAACGGGATGAAGTCCGCTTCCTCGTTCTCTAGGATTGTGCCGCCAGCGTAGAACACACGGCGCAGTTCGGCAATGCCATCCTCGTCGTAGTCAGTCCTGATGTAGCACTCGAACGTCTCAATCTCGTCCATGCTTGTGTCGAGGCTGGGGTCGTCCGGCTGCTCACCGTTGGGGAACCGCGCCACCCTCTCGGGGGTGAATGTCAGGTCGTCGTAGGCCGGTAACTCGTCAATCTCGTCGGCCTTAAAGCCCATGCTGATTAACTCGGAACGGGTTGTCAGTCTACGGTGGGCTACGAAGGGCGCGTCAGCGATACGGCGTGCCTTCTTGGAGATTAAGAACTCCTCGGGCGGTACGTTCTCTACCTTGACCGAACCCTTCTTGTTTATCTTCTTGACCGTGACGTTGTACGAGAACACGGGTTGCATTGTCATTTCAGGAGGCACGCCCGTCTGCTGGGCAAGCATCATCTGCTCAGGTGTCGGAGGGACAGGGACTTCGCCTATCTGAGTCTGGCGTTGCTTGACCACTTCCATCTGCCCGTCTGCTAGTAGCAGGGTCAGTTCTTCCTCGGACAGGTTCTCGTACTTCTCCTTGTCCACGGATGTCTCGTCGTTCCACCAGACCTTGATGACCCCTGCCTTTTGGAGGAGCGCGTCCTTGAACCAAGTCTGGAATACCTCGAAGCCTGGGTTGTCGTTCATCAGCACCCAGTTGCAATACTCGGTGGCTTGCTTTGCCTTCTCCTCGTCGCCAGGTGCTTTGGGTTCGAACCGCACCACGTCGTCGGACTGTGTAAATACACGCAACAGTTGTGGCAACGCGCCGTCTACGGCTTCTGCGACTTCGCCTGTAACGATTGTGCTACGCCCCTCGACTTCGTTGCCGTAGGGTTCGCGGTTGTACGCCATCAGCGCATCTCGGCGTTCCTCTACCGTCTCGGTATTGATGTAGCCGATAGCATTGTCTATCTCGTTTTCAATGATGGCTTGTAGGTCAAATTCTTGCATTTAGACAATCCATTTCGTGTTAATTGGCAACGGTTTGCCCCAGGTGCTAGTGGTATTCAAGCCAACAGCGAGATACCTAAAGGCATCCGCAGCGTGACTTGACCAGTCATGCAGGGGTTTGTCGTAGTAAACATTGCGCTTCTCATCGTACTCGCGGCGGTAGTTGCGTAGTGCATCTGCGCCTTGTTTAGTTCGTGGATGGAAGTAGCAATTAGGTAAAAGCCTTCTAACGGCTTGTATCCCATCGTCGATAGACATTCTTGGGCAGACGGTGATATTGATTCCAAGGTCTTGTAAGACTTCTTTTCTACTCTTGCCTGTGCCGAGTTCTCGTACCTCAACGTCATGGGGCAAGATGTGTTCAGCCTTTGTGTAATCATTTTGCTTAATCCAGTTGACGTACCAGTCTAGTCCTTGACCGTGGTTCTCAACGAAGTCGATGAGCCGCCTCTCCTGCCCTGCGACCTGGCAAACCCATATAGCTGTGCTATCCCCAACTCCCAAGTCCCAAGCCGTGTACGTCTTGCAGAGACTGTCTGTCGCGAACTCCGTAAAGCGTTCAGGTGCAAGCGTATTAAGTATCGCGCCGTAATACGCACCCTCAACCGCAGCATTAAAGGAACACTCAAATTCAGTTGCGAACTTGTCGTCGCCCATCTCTTTCTTGGCAGCTTCAAGTTCCTCTGGACTGATAATACCTGTCTGCGAAGCCTTAAATTCAAGTAAACCCCACCCTTCCTCTTTTTCTGCCCTGTCGCGCAAGTCCTTAAAGTGGTTCGCGCCCTTCGGTGTTCCGATGAATAACGCCCACCCTAGTCTATCCGTAAGCGCAGGTCTTAGCACCTCGTTCCAGACCTTCGGGTTCATGTCCCCTACCTCGTCTAGAACCACCCCGTCTAAGTATATTCCTCGCAGGGAATCTGGGTTGTCCGCACCGTAGAGGCTTATGCGCCTTCCGTAGAAGTCTACCCTGAGTTCGCTGATGTTAGCCGTTGGGGTCAGGGGTTCCGTAAACTTTAGTAGGTAGTCAAAGGCCACCCGCTTTGCCTGAGAGTAGGTAGGGGTAACGTAGGCGTACCGTGGGCTTTCCTTACCGCAGAGCATGGCTGCGCGGATAAGGTGGTTTATGGCAGCAACAGTCTTGCCGAACCTACGATGGCATACAGCCACCGCGAACCTATTAGCCTCCAGCGCATCGTGAACCAGAAGCTGTTGGGGTCTCGGCGCATAAGGTATGACTACTTCTGCCATGAAATCTTGAGTTCTAGCGGAGTGTCCTTGTCGCCCACTACCTCTGTCCTAGCAAGTTTGGGGATGTGGTACTCAGCCATCTTTTGCATGATGTCTAGTGCCTTGTCGGGCTGGGGCTTTATGCCCTTGACCTCGTCCCCATCCGCTACGGATGTGAGCCACTTGTCCATGTTCTCGGCGTTACGCTCTAGCAGGTTGGCTATTGCCTCCCTTACGATACTTGTGGACTTGTTAGGTATGCCCTTGGGTCTACCTGGGCCAGCAAGCCCTTCTCCGATTTTTGGTGTTTCTTTAACGCTTTCCATGTCCGAATCCTTAATGGTTGTTCGGTATAAGTGTTGCTAGTTTACAACATTATAAACCTAGTTTTGCAATAACACGTTTGGCGAGTAATTTAATGTCCAACCACAAGGCTTGTAACTTTTCCATGTCAATCCTTCCTGAGTATGACTTGCAGGGCATCTACGGCGCGAGGGGTACGCATAATTATGTCTTTGGCGACTTTACTGTCTGCCATCTCTATGCCTAGTTCTGAGAGTTCTAAGCCCATCTGCGTGCAGGTGAACTTCTCCTCCCAGTTTAGATACCAATGCCAGTCTGTGTAATATAAGAATGAGTTTTCGTTGAACGCCCGAACGTGTGTCGGGTCTTGCCACGCGCCTAGGCTTAAGTCGTATGGGACGTGGATGTGCATCTCGCCGCCGCGCTTAAGTAAGTCTCGGCAGTTAGTCATAGCGGATACTAGGTCAGGGATGTGTTCCAAGACATCGTTGGCGATTATCTCGGTGACCATTCCCTTCTCTACCGCAAACCGTCCCAAGCGGGTGTCTATAACCTCGCCCCACGGTACTTTTGTAATGTCTAAGACCCAGTCGGGTTTCTTCTCCGGCTGGATGTCTGCGTTTATGCAGTCCTTGCGCCAGTCTTTTCCCGAGCCAAGGTTAAGTTTTACGGTAGACAACTATGAAATCCCCCCAATGGTTGTCTAACAATCTTGTGTATTCAAGCGTGCAATTATAACCGTTCAGCTTTGCCCACTTTAGCAGGGCTTTGGCAGCGTCTGGGTAGAACCTCCAACAATCCTGTGGAAAAGCGTGGTACTCGCCTCTAGACGGGGCGTTTATGTAGAACAACCCGCCAGGCTTTAGAATCCTCACGCCCTCTAGGAAGGTTAGCCAGAACATCTCGGCGTGTTCAAAGCAGCTACTTGTTACCACAATGTCCGTACTGCCGTCAGGCAGGGGGAACTTGTACTCGTCTTCCAAGACTATGTCCACGCCCTTTGCGGGGGAGTAGTCTAGACCTATATAAGAATAGTGCTTGGGGCACACGTCTTTTATCGAACCGTTGACGATTTGCGACCCTATCTCCACCACAGAGGCAGCTTCTAGGGGGTACTTGTCGTAGAACTCAGACGCGCTTTGTAGTGCGCTTGCGTGCATTATTTGGGCTTGTAGCGGGTTTTGAGTCTTGTCCCAAGGGCTTTGAGTTCTTGGAGGTCTTCGCGGTTTTGCGGGACTTTGGCTGCCCAGCGTTTGAATTGGAGCGCGGCTGGCGTAGCCTCTCCGTTCTTGTCTTTGAGAGGGTGTCCAGCAGTAAGGGCTTGGGCGGCTTTTCGGTAGATGAACTTGGCGCGGTCGTACTTGTCGCCTGTTGAGGCTCCTTTGAGCGACCTAACAGGTGCGCGAACATCTCCACCAGACCGATTATGTTCGGCCATCTTTTTCGTAGTTGCTCTGTCATAGGCTTCAAACCGCTTGGCAGCGTCCCTTATCTTCATTTCTTGGCTTGCGCCCCGCGCATATTAGCCAGGAGGCTAGGGTACTTTGTCCCCGTAGACTTGGCAAACCGCTTGGCGGCCGCCTTCTGGTTGGGGCTAAGTGCCTTGGGTTTACCCAGAGCCTTGGGTCTAGCCTTCTCGTAGACTTCTTTCTTCATTTCTTCACCTTGGTGGGGAGCTTCTTGAGGCTAGACTGACCTTCCTTGACCATCTTCTTGGCGACCTTCTGGGGGACACCCGTAGCCTTGGCGACCTTTGGATTGGCGGCTGCGGCGAACATTAGTTTGGCTTGCTGCTTGGATTTGAAAGGCAATTTGAATCTCCTGTTGGGCAGTTAAAGAGGTCTTTAATCCGATTCTTCTTCGGATTCTTCTTCCATGCTTTCCCAAGCGTCGCAGACGTTGTCCGCGCTGCACTTGAACTCGTAGACATCGCAGAACACCTCGTTCTTGCCTAGCCCACAGCCCTTCAACTTCATCCCGTACTCACAATTGCCGCACTTGGACTCGCCCTCGCTGGGGCCGTATTTGGCGGTCAGGATGGCTTTTTGCTTGTTGCCACGGTTGACTATCTCGTCCTGAGTGGCAAGCGGACAGGAGCCTTCCTCGTCGAGGAGGCCGCCTTCCATCTCCTTGGACTCCCTTGGTTTCCCAAGTAGCCCAATCATTATTGTTGGCCCTTTCATTTCTTGGGGGCGTACTTACCCGGTTTGGCGGGCTTCATTGGCTTCTTAGCGGGCTTCATTGGTTTTTTGCCGTACATGGTATTTCTCCGTAAAAGAAAACCCCCCCGACTTTTGGCCGAGGGGGTTTGAGGGCTTGAAGGAGCAATGCTGAGGAGGAGGCGCACTACTCCACCGATGATGTTAGTCTTTTTCTGAAGTTTTTGCAATAGTTTTTGGGACATACCCCCAAATGTTTTTTCTACCAAACTCTGCGGTTAGTTGTTGCCTCTCTAGCCTACCCGACTTCATCAGGCTAGCAAGTGACCCAGAGATTATTCCTGGCGACATCCCCAAGTCGTTTTTAAGGGTGTTCAGGGTTACGGGTTCCGTGGCCGCGCTGATGGCTTCTAGGATTCTAGTTGTGTTTTTCATCTTCTTTCCTTTTATTACAATCGTATCCAACACGGTTACGACCATCTTTCTTGCTTGTGACATAGCCTACGATTCCGAGGGCGAAGGCTGCGTAGAGAACCAACGCTTCTGTTGACAGTCCATGCACTTCCATTGCTTGTTCCCCTTCCTGATTATATAACTTCCGTTTTCCTTGTTCCTTTCCCGCTGGCAGGAGAAACAGAACTTAGTCTTCAAGACCCCGTCCATCTTTAGGTTCATCTCTACGAACCCTATAAAAGGTTCGCGCACCGACTCTGACTTCTTCAACTTTGCCCTCCAGTAGCAACGAGACGCAGGTGTTGTACGCCTTGCTCTTGCTGACAGAAAACCTCTCTGCCAGGTGGGTTGGGTGAACTGGCTTCTTGCTTGCCAGAATGTAATCTTCGATTTTCATCTTCTACCATCTTTCTATATCTTTTCATGGACTCTCTCAGGTCGGTTCTGTCGGCTGGAATGTAGGTGAACCTACTCACTTTTACCCTCTATCCCGTTTACCCACTTGTAGATTTCGTGTGCCGAGTTCTCAATTTCCTGACATAACGCCGCGATGGTGTCTCTGTCGGGAGCATACGTGTTAGCCATCTCATGCTGGAGACGATTAGCAAGGCGAATAAGCCTTGAAGCGTGTTCCGATTCATACATGATTCTTCCTTTTCAGTCTTTTGTTAATCTCAGCCGCTAGTTCCTCTACGTCGCTATAAACATCCGAGCCCCAGAGATTACAAGACTCTGCAATCGACTTGAGTTCTAGGATGTCTATCTCTAGCCACGGTTTTGCAGGGGTAAGGTCAACGATACGACGTTTATTACATTGGTAGTTCAACTGTTCGCCAGTCATGTGTTCTTCTCCTTTAGTTTGGCTTCAGTTTCAAATACCGCATAACGAGAGTTCATTGCCATAAGTTCTTTTTGTTCTAGACCCGTCAGCCCAACCCATTCACGCTTTGGTGGTGCGGTGTAGAGTGGTGTTACTTCTCCAATTCTTTGTTCTTCTTTTGGTCTGTAATGGGTAAATCGTCTTTCCATTTGATGAGTAAACCAAAGATAACCGTATGGCTCGTGTTCACGTTTTGCCGTTTCATCGACACGTTCTTGCGATGTGTTTACGGCATCGACAGGTTTCGCTAGTGCTTGGCGTAGTGCTTCTTTGGTTTCAAGCGGTCGTAGTATTGCTCCGTGTTCGCAGAACATTTCCATAGACTCCAACGCCATCTCTGCTGCTTTGCGTAGGTCAGTCATAGCATCACCAGTACCATGTAACCTGTGGCGCAACACGCTACAAAGGCTAGGGTGTCAAGCAGCGGAAAGTTCTGCTTTTCGCTTGTCCTTGGCCACCGTGATAGCGGCGATAAACCCCGCATCTGATTGAGACGCCTGGTACGCTGCTTTCCAATTTGATTGTAAATCTGTGACATTTTTGCTCTCCTCGATTAGTTTTACATAAGCCTCTGGCTCAGGTTTTGAGCCATCCTCGGGTAAATCTTCTCCTGCGTAGATGTATAAGCCTAGACCGTGTAACGCAATCCCTTTAGCCAGGCAACGCATGATGGCCGTGTTGACCTGAAAAGCGTCTGGGTTAGGGATAGCCTTGTTCTTGTGGTCAAGGACGGGAAGTTGGCAAGTAAGCGTCTTGCCGAACATCGTAACGTCTACGAATACCATCTTGGTGTCGCCGATGCTGACGTACGGTTTATCGTACGTTTCGCCAAACATCTTGACAGTCCATTCTGCTTGCGGGTCTGCCTTGATTGCCTCTTGCCAAGCCCATGCCCACGACAGGTATGTAAGGTTTCCCTTCTTCTCCGTGTGGTCGTTGACGTTAATCTTAAGTAAATCTACTGCGTTCATTTGAACCTCCTCTTTAATTCTTCGTATTCCTCAAGTGCCTCAAGTAAAGATTTTACTGCAATTCTTATATAGTCGTCGTCACCGTTAGCGTCCCGTATTGTCTGGGCGCAACCAAGCATCTTGCCGTGATTAACAGACATCAGGCGTTTAAGTTCTCGCAGTTCCTCTATCTCTTGTTGCTCTTGCTCTTGTGCGTGGGCTTGGCAATCAGTCACGGTTAGCCTCCCATGCGCGTTCTTGGAAGTAGGAATCGTCGTCTTCGTCTTCCTCGGACTCCGGCTCTTGTGGTGGTGTGTAGTACCAGTCTTCGTTGTATAACATTACTTCCTCCTCAAAAATGGGGCCGAAGCCCCGTTAGTTAAACCGAAAAGAAAAAGCGCGGAACAGTTTTCCACACTTCGTAACTTAAGATGGAATCAGACCAAGATTTATTAGAAACAACACCTTCGTCATCAACAAGGTACAGATTGTCAACACTAAAAAAATGCCTGTTCCCGTCAATTTCAACACCAGCCCGTGGGGAACTGTGGTAACCAAAACCAGCCCCCTCCCAAACAACCTTGCCAACTTTCCCGTTGACGCTTTTGTTTTTTCCGCGAGTCACTTTAACCTGAACTAAACTGCCAATCTTTGGAATGGCACTAAACTTAGATTCTCCTTCTGCTTTGTGTTCTGCCCACTCGCGGCTTTGCCATTCTTTAGCAGTCTTTATAAGGTCTGGAGAAGCGTCAATTATTGCGTGGTTACCGTAAGAACCGTAACTGGTCGTGGCATACATTACGGACTCAGCAGTTTTTTTAACTGGATTCCAGACAACTGCGTAAAAATCAGAATCGTGGTATCCATTTTTTTCGTAAGTAGACAAAACCAAGCCTTCGTGTTCGACTAAACGAACCTCTTGCTTGGCTGCGTCATCAAAGACAAAAGTAATAACTGGCATTTATTTGTCCTCCTCAGAACAATATGGCGGGATGCCATGAACAGAATGTTATATAACTTTTAGGAAAATTGCAAAGGTTTTGTAAGAATCGGACATATCGGAAACCCTAATGTATGGTTATACAGTAGAATGTAAGAATGTTGTCCCCTACCCAGCGTTCCCTGAAATACCTACGAGACCAAGGCTATTCGGTCTGGATAGTCGAGCATTGGAACAGTTTTGCCCGTATTCGCCAGGACTTGTTTGGCTGTATAGACCTCCTAGCCATTGGAAACGGGGACACCCTAGCCATTCAGACCACCACGGCATCAAATATGTCGGCCAGAAAGCACAAAATCCTAGAAAACCAGTATTACCCAGAAATGGTGCGGAGCAACTGGAAAGTGCATTTACACGGATGGGTAAAGGTTGGAAACCGTTGGGAAGTAAAAGTTGTTGAACTTAACTGAATCCGTGGTATCCTAGCGTTGTCAGCGGTGTGGCAACTGCTGGATGAGATAGATTCTGAGAACAACCCCGAGTATTTAGCGGGTGTGCGTGATGCGCTGGTTCGAGGTGTTGGAATCCATCTTACCCATCGTGTTGCCCATGCCAAGGGTCACACCCGCTAAGTTCTTGGGGTTTTTCTTTGGCGCTGACTGGTTAGCCCGCTATCTTTGGCTTGATACGTTGGGTGGGGCTAACGAGAGAATCTGCGTTACCGAACGGGGTAAGTTCACCATAGCGCAGCGGTCTACCAGAGTTGACCGAGGTGAAGGAAGCAGCGAATTCTGGGCGTTGAACTAGTCCCAATCGGATAGTGTGACGCTGAACCTCACCATTACGGGCGGGGTTTAGCGGGGCATTGCCTGAACCCATCGGATAGTGTTACTTACTAGTATCTTATAGGTATAAGTATGTTTACAGTAACTAAAGAATGGTTGTCGAAAAACAATACAAGAAAGGGTGGCTATCTTGCTGCTCAGATTCATGCTCTAGGCTATCCGTACCCGCCGCCTAAAGGATGGCTAAAACAAATTATTGGCAAGCAAATAAGTTTAGACCAGAGGGACGCGTTCGTTGCTGGCGCAACAAGCAAAGAAGAAGCTAGAAAAAAACTGCGCGAAATTAAAGATGCAAAGTTATGCTTGCAATACGGATGCCAGCCGAAAAAAGAACCAAAAGCTAAAAAACAAAAAAAACTACCGCAAAAAGTTATCACAAGCGATTTTTTGCAAACTTTTGAGTGGCGCAGGTTGCGGATGCAAGCTCTAAAAAAATACGGAGCAAAATGTATGTGTTGTGGTGCTACGCCAGCAACAGGCTCAATTATGAATGTTGACCACATAAAGCCTAGAAAAATATTTCCAGAACTTGCTTTAGATATAGATAATTTGCAAATTTTGTGTCATGAATGTAATCACGGTAAGGGCAACTGGGACATGACGGATTGGAGGCCGAATAATGTTGTGGCGCAACAAGACACACGGTAGTCAGCTAAAGGACTTCTCAGGTCTGAGATGGGGAGCAATATCTCCGACAGACATAGACGCAATCCTAGAGTTCTCTAACCGACTGTTCATAATCG